TAATATTGTGTAGAAAATGTAATAATTATCTACGTTCCCAGAGGTGGAATTTGTAATAGTTTGATTTTTCAATGATATATTATAATAGTGAAAGAGATATAAATTGTATCTCAAAATGTATTTTATTTTAGGAGGTTTCATTATGGGAAAATTTGTATTAGCTGCTTTGTATCTATTTTCATTGGGTATCGTTGGATATGTATATAGAAAAGAAAGTGAGAATAAAAAAATTCAAAAAGACATTGACGATATGCGTCGTCGCTTTAATCTCTAATTTCTACGATCCTAAATTCTTATTATTAATTAAACGAGGTATTTGAAAATGAAAAAATCTATGTTATTAAAAGTTTTGACTTGTGTTGGTTCTTGGGTTCTTTTAGTTGTTGCTTATAAACAAGCTGATAAAGCTGCCAAGTTAGCAGCAGATACTACTATAGATCTCATAACAGAATACAAGCAAAATAAAAAGTAAGTAAAATATGGGATGCTCAATATTGAGCATCCCTATATCTTCTTTTATTTTTTGCTATTTTACTACGTTCCGAAATAATGATTATTAAGCTCACTCCATTGTACGATATTGTCTCGTAATTCAAGCAACTTCATTATTTTTTCTTCGTTTTCGTTTTGATCATAGAGATCGTTCTTGAGCATATAGTAGATTTTATCAGCAATAGGTTTACTGATACCATATTTATATCTATCTAATAGCTCCCACCATTTACCAAATCCTAAATAAGATGGAACTTTGAAATTATCCAATCTATCATGATAAATATCATGACATGTTTTACAAAGCATTACCACATTTACTCGATGAGCTTCATGTTCCATTCGAATCATCTCAGCTAAATCAAAAGAAGTAAGAGTACCATATGTATTGAGAGTATGCTCACAGATAATGTAAGCAATATCAAAGATAGTCAATACATGATGATGCATCTCTAAACTAGCAACTTCTTTTTCTCCAGTTACTGTGATATGTGGATGTAATTGACATCGGTCCAAACCTAAATCAAAAATTAGGTGTGCTTTATAGTGCTTATAGAAGGCACTAGAGCGGAACCGACTAATTGCGGAGTATAGGAATTTACGATATAAATCCACATCCATCAAAGTCTCTTTAGATTGAGAAAAATCAATCTCATAAGGAGAATTTGGTGAACAGAGTTTTGGATTAAAATCATCGTATGTGAAAATCCCAGGGAACTCCTCTTTAGGGTTAATGAATTCTTGGTGTTGCATTTAGCAAGCCTCCTATAATGATTAAATTGGTAGGGTTTAGGGATTATCTATATGTTATACTGGAAAAAACGAGGAGCTTATACATACTAATAATCATTATATAAAGAAAGGAGTCAACATTGTGGCAAATTATAAAATAAGTAAGACATATTCGAACAATCCTTTCGTTGATGAATTACTTTATTATGTAAAACAATTAGCTTTCGGTGCTGTAATTAAGAATGAGCAAGAAGCAGATAACAATGAAACAGAAGATTCATTAATTCAAGCTGATATGCTTATTATGAGTACCGAAGGTAATGTACCATATGAAATTTGCGAATTTAGTAAAGATCAAATGTTGAAAGTTGGAGTAGATCCAGAACTTGCTAACTTTATCATTACTAGAAGAACAAATCGTACAGAAAATAGAGCATATAGCTACGATGATATACCAGAAGGTTTAAAAGAACCTCTACGTCAATTGTATATGAAAGATTATATCAATACATATACAGAATTGAATGATTATTATCGTACTATTTGTGGTTTGCCTAAGATTGGTGATTATGGTATCCCTCTTAGAGACTATGAATACCTATTACCCGATGGAAACTTATGGAATGCTACTTATGTGCATGAAATAGGAGCATCTGGTGCTAAATTACTTAACTCTTATGGTATTTTAGAACAAATCAAAACAGACTATCCACAAGCGGACTATCTTAACTATATTGAATGTGGTATTACTCCATATTCTGCTCGTAAAGCATATGGATTCCAATTATTGTATACACCTACAATCGAAGAAGAAACAATTGCTGAGCAATTTAGATATAATTATGAACAAAACCGTATCTATGTAAGATATGCTATTTATTCTGAAGCATTCAAATACAATTCAGACTTCTACTGTAACTTTATCTGTCTATTGATTCTATTATTAACTATGACAGAAATGCTATCTAAGATTCAGGAAAATATCCTTAAATATGAATTACTAGATAGACCATGTGTAGAAGCAATCTTTGAAAAGTTTGGTATGGAATACTATAAATCCATTCCACTTAAATATCAAAAACGTATTGCTAAGAATTTAAATAAATTGATTCATAATAAATCCTCTGCAAGAGGTATGTTTGATATCGTAAATCTATTTGGTGTAGAAAATCTTACTATCTTTAGATACTTTATCCTTCGAGATAGACAACTAGATCGTTGGGGTAACTTCGTTTATGAAGAAATGGTAACTAAAGATTCTCGCTGGAATGATATGTTATTAGAAACCAATGTAGAACGTAAGATAAATGATCTTACTATTCCATATCCATTTGAAAACTTCCTTGAAAAAGGTAATGTAATGGATGTATGGTTTAAGAGAGATAATAAATGGGTTAAAGCTACTCGTGGTACTGACTACGATGTAAATAACTATGACCATTTAGAAATCAAGCCAAATGGTTTAGGTAATGGTGCTACTGATATTAGATACAACTTCTATTATGATGATAGAACCAAAGGCGGTAATAATAAAGTAGATACAGATAATTCATTATTCATGAAATTAGATGTAGCTAAGATGAGCCATAATAAGTTCAAATTTACCCCACCTACACCTAACTATATCTCCAGAGGTAATGATTTAATAGTATTCTTAGCTGGTGAACCATTACAAAAAGATGCTTACGATATAGATATCAAAACGAATACTATTACTATCAAACCAACTTATGGTGGTACTACAGATAGGGAAGTATTTGTACTATATCTCTATAATAATTATTCCAATACTAAATTCTCTAGAGTTGATGTATTATCTGAAGATTATGATCGAAAGATCTTTAAAGTACCTGAACCATTTACTAACTACTGTGCAAATGGCAATGGTTTCTTCTTAACTCATAATGGTACTTTTATCTCTCCTAGTAGATATACGTTCATCGATACTAATACTATTCAATTAAATGATACTGATGCGGTACAATACGGCGTTAATCTTACATTCAACTTTATTTATGCTGAAGCTGCAGTATATTCTGATATTACATTAAAAACTCATGTAGAAGTTCTTGAGCATAATGAAGATAGACAAATTGAATTTAAACTCCATCCACCTATCGAAAACTATTTCCGTACTGGATATAAAGTCTTCGTTAAGATCAATGATAAATGGTTAGAACAAGATTGGTATCAAGCTTATAATAATACTTTATCATTTAATTCTAGAGCTATTGGTGCTAGAAAGACAGATAAAGTAGAAGTTATTTACAGATACGGTCCAGCTGGTATTGAAGCTACTAATATTTCTATGAGTACTCAACGATTAGAAGTTGGTGCTAAAGATCAAACTGTTTATCCTAACCTTAAATTCCCAGTAGATGGGTTTACTGCTAAGAATGGTAAAGTAATTGTTGATGTATATGGCAAGTTCCTAGAACCTAATCAATATACTATCAATGAACAAACAGCTACTCTTACTATTAAAGATAAAAACCTTATTACAGACGTTGGTACCACTATCAATATCTCATATCTTTATGGCATTGAATCTTCAGAAGCTATTAAAGTTACAGAAGAATTAATTGAAGTATCCAGTGATGGTCAAACTGACTTTGGTATCAATGTACCATTCTCACCTTACTTTGCAACTCTACAAGGTGCTATGGTTTCTCATAGAACTCGTATTGTAAATCCAAATAATATTAAATTTACAGATACAAGTGTTTCTATTAAAGGTAGAAACTTTAAGAAAGGCGAAACTTTCTCCATTATATATTTCTTCAATAATAAGTATTTGCTCAATGCAGCTAACAGAGTTATTATAGAAAACAAAACTATCACTACAGAAGATGCCGTTGATAATGATTTACAAATCAAGATTCCAGTTCCATTTGAAAACTTCATTCAAAATAACTGGAAATGGTATGTAAGTTCCAACGGTGTAGTTATAGATCCAAGCTTATATGAAATAGTAAATGGTAACTTATCCTTCAAGAACCCTAATGATGTATTGAAGTATCCTAACCTTACATTTACATTCGTTTATCTAGATGACCCATTCTATATCTTTGAATCTTCTGAAGAAGATGTAGATAAGAACTTCGATTTGAAATTCGTTGGTGTTCCTCTAGATAGAGAATACTTCGTTGATGATATTATGGCTAAGTCTAATATCAAACCTTATGACTTAATGACATTAGAAGATGTATTCTGGGATGGTGTAGGTGCTGAAGATGATTTGGTTACAGCACATGAGAAAGTTAAACATCAAATTCTTAAGAAGAAGTTTAATTATGCTCGTACTAAATACTTCGCTATTAACTACTTGATGGATATTGCAGATATGTCATTCCAAATAGCTTATTTCTATAACCTACTATTCGATGATTTCCCTGCAGAAGAAGATTTAACCGTTGCTCTTCCTAATATCTCTACAGCAAAAGAATTTAAAATTGGTCATGTATTCTCTTATCTTACAGCTTTAGCTTATCTTGATCAAGATACGGAAGATAAGATTATGGATACTCCATCTAAGATCATGTATATCAAAGGCTTTAATATGCACGCTGATTTACCTGCTCTTAAGAAAGAAATTCTTAAAGCTAGACAAACTTTAGATATGTATCCAGTATGGGATTTCTTTATCCCAGAGAAACGATTAAAATCCATAGAAGAGTTCACTACTCAATACAAAACCAATAAAAAGGTTTACGATACAATCACTTATGGTATGGGTCATGCTACTAAGTATAGATATTATAAGATCTGGAAAGATCTATATGATTCTATGATGATTACTGAGTTCAATCTTACTTACTTCAAGAAATCTGATGGTCATACTGCTACAACATTCACTGATTTCTTGAAAGATAAAGATACTGTTCTTTATAATAGTATCAAACGTATTGCTTCTATTACAGATAGAAGTACTCGTAAAGAAAAGATTGCAGAAACTGTATCCAACGTAGCATATCTATTAGAGAATTACTTTGGTGGTTATGAATTCCATCATATCTTTGATAGATTCCCAGGTGCATCTGAAACTTCATTGATGGATTATGCTTTTACTATCATAAACTTCTTTAAATCTTATAAGATTTCTATGATTTCTAAAGGTGATTTTATTCAATTTAGCAATAATGACCCTCGGATTAACTTTATCCGTCCTATTGATGATATCGAATTAACAATAAACCTCAATAAGGTTGAGTATTTTGATATCGATATGAATGTGACTTATGAATCTGCTATCCATACTTCTAAATATGAAAAGATTCCTGTCTATGACAGACTAACTATCAAATCTACAAGTACAAATACAGATCCTAAGTTTGACCAAGAGTTTGTTGTTCATATTCAACAAACACAAAACCAAACTATTAGAGTTCTTCATAATGGAGAATATTATACTGAAGACTTCTTTGCTAAATATGGTGATGAATTCGAAGTAGAAATTATTCCAGATGATGGTTATAAAGCAGGTTATCCTTCTTACAATAAAGGTATTATAGTAAAAGATCTTACTATCACAGCAACACCTGCTGTTTCTACTAACTATCGTGTAGTTATTAGACCACCGCATCATACTACAATTACAGTATATGAATTTGATCCAGAAAATCCTGATAATGTATTGGCTACTCATACCGAAACATTTGAAGTTAAAGCTGGTACTAGAATTGCTGTAGATGTAGATAGTGATTTTGGTTGGACTCCTGGTGTGGCTAATATTACTTCTGGTATCATTAACCATTATACTATCATCACTGCTAGCGAACCAATTAGACAAACTTCTAAGTTTACTATTGGTCATGTACCAGCACATCAAAAGATTGAACTTAAAGTCTTTGACGATGATGGTATCGGCTATCAAGTATATACAGTAAATGGTAATGATAGTACAGATGGTAAAGGTGTAGATAATAAATACTTTAATATTCCAACATTCGTTGGTGTTAAGTATGAAGCCAAGATAACTTCTGATTGGGGTTATGATCCATCTCCATTAAAATATAACCTTCCTAAAAAGGATATGTTTAGAAGTGACAATGTTGTATTTGATTTAGAAGATTCTCAATTTACTGAATTTACATTCACTATAGATAAATTCGAAGACCAAACTATCTCTGTTGTAGTTAATGATATAACTCATACAGAAACTTTCAAAGCTCCATATTTAACTGAATATGAAGTAAATATTGAAGGTAAAGGTAATCATGTACAAGGTAAGTTACTAGTATATGATAAAGATGGTATTCGCGTTCCATCTACAGGTGTTGTAAATGGTGATATGAGAGCAACCGCAACAGCTTCTAGAATTGCTAGAGATTTCAATATAAAAGTAATTCAATCAGATAAGCAACAAATCACTGTTCGTTATGATGGAACTGATCATACAACTTCATTTGTAGCTAAAGAAGGTAGACAATACAGTGCTACTATTGTAAGTATGGATCCTAATTATGATGCTGGTGAAATTTACAATAAAGAAGGTATTGTTCGAGGTGATACCGTAATCTATGCAACTCCTGCAACTACTAAAGTATGTAGAGTTAATATAGAACAAGATGATCACCAAACTATAGTAGTTACTTTGAATGGTAAAGAATATACAGAATCATTCGATGCTCACTATGGTGATTTAATTACAGTAGATGTAAAACCAGATAATGGATTTATAGCTGGTGCTCCTAGTACTACAATGGAACGATTAACTTCTCCTAGTATAAATATTGAAGCTGATATGCCTACTAGAAAGAAACTACAAATCCATGTTCGTAATCCATGGCCTACACGTCAAACTATGAACGTTAATTTGAATGGTATTGACTATCCTATTACTCAAGCTGATCAAATTATTCAAGCTAACTTTGGTGATGTGTATCTAATTACTAATAGTGATACATTTGGTTATTATCATGCTAATTATACAGTAAATGATGATATCGTACAAACAGACACTATTGGTTATTCTGGTACTGTAACTTACAATATTGACGTTACTGCAGAAAAACCTAGAGCTAAGTTATTTGATGCTACTATAACAGATAGAAAATATCAACACGTTAAAGTTAAATTCTACGATGAAGATACTGGTGCATTGATTAAAACTGTCGATGGTACAACAACAGATCAAATACCATATGGTAGTAGATATGAAGTAGAATTATCCGTAAAAGATAATCCTGGATTTACAGTACGTACTGGTTTCTTACCAGAATATACTGGTAGATTTGAAGGCAATAAAGAATTCAAACCTACTCCAGCTGCTAGGGTAACAACTACATTTACAGTTGGTCTTTCTAGATGGGTAGAAAATGCTCAGCATATCTTATACGGTTCTGGTGGTAGATGGCAAGGACGGGATAAATACTTCGGTCCTTTAATTGATGCATGGTTTGAAGATGAACTTCGATTTGTTTCAGATAATATCAACCCACCTAAATTAGCTGGTTTCGACTTAGTCGGGATTAATAATTTAGGAGATCAGCGTAAAGTAATGGCTGGTGAAGGTAAATGGGATCAAACTAAATCTATAAGTTTTGAAGTCAATATAAATGGTAAATGGAAATCAATTGCTAACTATATTAGCAAAGATAATTTATTTAATGAATTCCAAGATACATTCATAGCATTATGGGGTACTCAAATTCCTAGAGAATTTGGCCCTGATTCTGGTGCTATGGTTATTGATGCTGACTTACGTGTTATAGAAAAAGATCTTGAAGCCAATGTTCCAGCTGCAACTAACCACAAGAAATATCAATTACGCTTCTTAGCTTCAGATAATGATTATTAAGGAAGGAAAGGTTATGGAAAAAGAACTAATCTTAAATGACAAGATTAAAAGAGATAATGACAAGTATAAAATCTTAGATGGTCGTCGTCTCAAAACTAAAATTACGGCATACTATACAGACACAGGTGAAGAAATCTTTACTCGTCATAATATGCTTACTATTGCTGGTGGTGCTTTCTTAGCAAGAGCATTGTTTGATATTAATAACGTGGAAATCACTCCTAGTTATAATACAGCTCTTAACTTAGACGGTACTATCAATACTACAACTACTACTGAAAAGAATAGAGTTTATTTATTCTGTGTAGGGAAAGGTGGTTGTGGTAGAGAAAACTCTCAAGTATATGCAGAAAATTATGCTTCTTGGATCACTCCAGAAAATATTGTACCATTGCAATACTTGACAGCAGGTGAATCTCTTAACGAATATGAAAAGAAAGTTTACTTTGGTAAGAAGACAGGTACAACTGCTACTTCTTATTACTTTAAACGCTTCGATTCTGATCCTCGTATGATTCAACAATTAACCGATGGTACACCTATCGATGGTTCTATTTATGATATGGTAACTACACAAGATGCAGAAACAATTGTAACTATGCAGTTATCTATTTCTAAATCCGACTGTCGTGATTATTTCATTAATACAACAGGTCTTAATGATGCTCGTATTAATCAAATCTCTTTATGTACAGCTTGGTTAAAAACAGATGATCATGGTAATAAAGTATATCAAGATATTCGTCCTGCTACTATCTTGAACTTCCCTAATGAACCATTGATCGATACAGAAAAAGCAATTACTATTTCTTATTCTGTATATTTCTAGTAAAATAATTAATTTTAATACACCTATATACACTTTATTGATGCAGGGAGAGTAAACCCTCTACTCAAGACGCCCTGTATCCAACTACGATTCTTCATGGTTTGCCGTGAAGTTTCCACACAAATTCCTTTATAAAGAGCTTTAACAGCAATTTTTTAACAATCGTAATAAGCTCTGGTTAGACATTACTTTCGCTCCTGGAATGTAATTTCGACATGGTAAACCAGGATATCTATAAGATATCCTGGGATATCAAACAAAATTTGTATTCATTCATTTTTAGAAAAGCACGAACAGCAATTAATATAATTTTAGAATATAAGTGCTTTGGTTTTCTTTCATGGGTAATAAGAAGATCTCCATTAAGAGATCTTCGTTACCTCTTACTACCTTTCAATTGACTCTCTAGGTGTGGTCAATCGAAATTGATTTGTGTCTAATTAGCTCTAACAGCATTTAAAAATATTTATGGTATGTATCTTTACTTTAGTAAACTCCTATTGCTCATATAGGTCTCCACGTCAGTTTACTATACATATTCTCTTATATCTGAGCTAAGAATAGATTTTTAAAAATTATATTTTAAATAGGAAAGGATGATTCTAATGGAAAAACTCCGTGTTAGAAGATTTGCAGAAGAGCATGAAGATCTCTTCAAACAAATGGGAGACATTACACAAAATATCAAAGACTATCGTTCTAGTAATTCCACTGGTGTATTTAGAGCCATCGGAGAATTAGCTAATGAATTTATTCTGGCTGCTACTCTAAAGAGAGTATTAGAAGCAGATAAAGAAATAGGCTTACGTTGGTTGCTATTTATTCGAGACCATACAAGTGGTTATGGTTTAGGTGAACGATATGTATTCAGATATATGCTTAGATGGATGGCACAAGATGCTAATAAAAGATATATCAATTTCAAACTATTAAAACTCATTGTCAATAAGTATGGTAGATGGGATGATATCTTTGTACTATTAGGTACAGATTATCAAGACATGATGTTTACCATCATTAATGAGACTTTAGAAAGAGATAAAGAATTGGTAGCTAATGGTAAATACCCTTCTAAATTAGCTAAATGGTTACCATCTGTAAACTCTAAGAAACAATCTGGAAAAGATTTTGTTAAAGCTTTCTGTAAATATAATAAGATGAAAGCAAAAGATTATAGAAAGATGCTTTCTTATCTTCGTGCTAAACTTGATCTATTAGAAACACATCTTACTAAAAAGAATTTCGACGGAATCTATTATACTAATTATCCTAATACTTCTTTGAGTATTCATGATAAATTATTATTAAAAGCAGATCCTGATAGATATAAATTATTCAAACGTAATCGTTTCTTGAAATATCGTCCTCATAAACACGATCCTATTGATTTGGCTAGATATTTTGATAGACGAATTAAAAATATATTTGTAGACGATAAAGAAGTAGAAAACTACTTTAATTCTTGGAAGTTAGGTAGAAGAACAGATGACTCTTTCCAACGTGTACCACATTTTGATATATGGACTGAGAAAGAAAATAAATACATTGTAAAATGTATCAATAGTCTTCTTTATACCAATACCAAAAGAGTTAACCAAGATATTCGCTTCAAATGGAGTATAAGAAATAACGAACTCAGAAATAATTTCCCTAAAATAGTATCATACGAAGATACCAATACTATTCATATCATTGGTTATCATAGATCCATGTTTAAGACAGAAGGATTCTTTGATTTCTATAGTGAAAACTTCTTGAGTCCAAAAGAGTTATTTATAACTATCTTAAGCGAAGACGTTTACAATATTTAATGTAACCACACCATATGGTGTGGTATTATGACATTCATCATTAATCACCCTTATCATTCTATTAATTACCTCCCAAACTAAATTAATTATCTTATTATATGAATAAACGGAATACCTAGAGGTTTTATAGAGATCGACTCTACGGATTGCTTTGTTTCAGTGCATTTTAAGATGTGATAAGTTGATGGATGGATGTCATACTACTATACTATATGGATAATGATAACGGAGTACCCAATATTGGGTACTCCATATCTTTCCGCCAAATTTATATGGGTTTACATATAAGTAATTATTCAAAAAGGAGGACTAACATGGCTTCTGATAATCGTAGAGCTAAAGTAATAACAGATCTTAAAGATCTAGAATATTTATTTAGTATAACTCAAAAGCAAACTGAATCTTTATCATTCATGATGGAAACATTCGGTGTATTTGATGGTAAAGCTAGATTCCATACATATGATATTATTGACGTTCCTCCTGGGACATATGGACCAGAGGGAAATAAAAATACAAATAGTTTCAGAACTACTGTAGGTAGATGGGTATTTAATAAATGCTTTATCGAACAAGATCTATTCGACTTATTCCACTATATCAATAAACCAGTAAATGATAAAATCTTTGATTATATCAATGATACTCTATCTAGTGCTTTACTGGAAGATAAGATTGATTTACAGGTTCTTAAAAACTATCTTATCCGTACTCAAAAATTCCAACCTTATTCCAATATTCTAAGTGCTGGGTTTAGCGATAAGATGCTTATGATGGGTAAATTCTTACGTCCATATAAAGAAAAGCTTCTTAAACAGTATGAAAAAGATTTACAAGATCCAGATAAGAAACTCTATGCTATCTCTAAGATTGAAAAAGAATTATTAGATATAGCTAAGAAAGAATTAGGTCTAGATCCATCTATGGATTTATATGACTCTGGTGCTAAGGGTAAATTCGGTAACAACTTTAAGAATATCTTTGTTCTTAAAGGTGCATCTAAAGACCCTGACCCATCTAAGGGTTATAATATTATTACATCTAACTATGCTGAAGGTACTAGTAGAGAAGACTATGTTAATATGGCTAAGTCTATGACAGAAGGTCCATATAAACGTGGTGTTAAAACACAAGTTGGTGGTTACTGGGAAAAACTATTCCTCAGAGCATTCCAACATCTTACTCTAGGACCAGCTGGTTCTGACTGTGGTACTAAACGTACTATTACAATTACTATCGATAAGAAGATCGCTAGTATGGTTATGTATTGCTATGTGGTTGAAGGTAATAAGCTAATAGAACTTACTTCTGATAATATCAATAACTACATCGGTAAAACTGTTAAGATGAGATTCTCTTCTTTATGTGAATATAAAGAAAAGGGCAAGATTTGTAATGTATGTGCTGGTAACTTCTTCTATCGTGCTGGATTTAAGAACGTTGGCGTAGCATTACCTCAACTTGCATCTCGTATTAAGAATATTGCCATGAAAGCATTCCATGATAGTACTATTAAACTACATGAAATCGATGTGGCTAAAGCATTTGGTTTTAAGAAATAGGTGAAGTATAATGAAAGTCGATCTTATGATTACATTAGAAGATAATGTATATACCGTTCCACCTAATTATAAGACCCTAACAAGCAATCGTATCGTTAACGTTTATATGGATAAAGAGGAACTCAAAATAGATCAAGATTACAAAATGTTAGGTCCTAGAACCGTCCATATCCTTAGAGATACGACACATAAACCACGAATAAGTGCTAAGATTAAAGATATTAGAATACCAATAAATGTATAAAAGTGGAGTGGGGAATATTCCCCACTCCCATATCTTTTGCAAAAATTAAAAATTTTACTTGTATATTATAATAGTGAAAGAGTTATGTATTTATTAACTCAATTTAAATTTTATATCGAAGGAGGATATATGGAAAACAAAGAATCGTATCTGAATGATATGGTCGAAGATTCTGTTGTCTGGAAAGGCAATTATGGTGAAGTAACAGCATTCACCAGGAATGATATTCCATCGGTATTATATCTAGACAAACCTAGTTCTAGATATAAACAAGAATATCGAACAATAATATCTCCTGATGCTGAATTAGAAGGAGCTGAAACTTATAAAGTTGAAGTAAAGTATAAAACAGCATTCAATCAGGAAGATATATCCAATAAAGTAGAACACGTTTACTTTATCGGATTTAGTTATGAAGAAATTGAAGAGAACATTTTTATTCTCGGAAATGTAGAAACTTTCAAGATTCTTCGCAAGTTCAATGCATATTATGATATAGTAAAAAATATCATAAAACTAAAACCTACTAAGAAAAAGAAAAGATTTGCAGTATTTATAGTAGGTTTAGTATCTGTTACAGTATTAGCATTAATTGGTGGATTAATATATAATACCGTTGTAACTACTTCCAAAGTAGAGCAACAATATCAACAGATACAAGAGTTACAAGAAAAAGTAGACCACCAGGGAGAAATTATTAAACAATACCAATCCCATGAGGTCGAAGAATTGGTCAAAAAGTCTAAGCAACTTGAACAGCAAGTTGCTAATAAAAAGAAATAGGAGATTGAAATTATGTGTACAGAAGCTATCATTGAAAATATTGATCTTAAGAAAGCAGAAGCAAAGAAAGCTATTTTGGAAAAATTCCCAATGAGTGAGGAAACAGCTCAATTAGCTGTGGATTCAGCACCATTAGAGTTGTTGAATGATACAGATAAATTTATACTTGTCTTAGAAAGTTTTCTAATCGATAGACAAACCCAATTGTTGATGAATACTATGATGGGTCGTCGTTTTTAGGAGGAAATGAAAATGAACGTACAACAAGTTCAGTTATCTGACTGGATCATCGGTACATTCGGTACTGATGCTCGTACAGCATGTGTGTTAGCATGTAGTTATAATTCCGACGAGTTAGAAAATATGGAATTGATAAAATCTGAACTTATATCTTGGAAGCATACCGATGAACTACTTGTAGAACTTGGTATTTTTAAAAAGATATGAAATACGATACAAGAAAATTTAGACGGTATATGCTATGGGCTGGTCATCCGTTAGAGCGTATACGAGAAGTTTGTAAAAATAAACAATCTGTAATTAATCGTGTAGATTTTAATTTTAGTAAAAAGGAGAAAGATGAAATGGACAGAAAGTACCTAATGTCTTTACAAGACAGCATCGAAAAAGAAATTAGAAAAATTGAAGAAAAGCATATAAGAGAGCTTTTCTATGAAGCAAAAAATCTAGTTTCAGCAGCATATTTGCTTGAGTTTGGTAACGACTTCAGGAAAAATTTCCTCAAGATTGTTACCATTGGAGCTGTTTTAGAATCTAAATTCTACGTTCCTGAATCCGAAATAAGAAATAAAGAGGAGTATAATATGCTTCTCATTGATGAAGTTATTGGTTTAGCTGATAGTTATGTTGACGACGAAGAGATTATTATTAGGAGAAAAAAGAATGGTAAAACTAATTGGTAAGGAAAATATACAAGATATAAAATTACATTTAAAAATAGAATTGGAAAAGATGCGTCAGAATTATATTCCTGGTGCTCTAGTAGTTCCAAAAGGAACCGAAATCAAGAATCTAGATACCGTAAATATGGTTGTAACTGCAGAGGATATTAGCTTCTTCACACTAGGATTGCATATCTGTGAGACCATTGAAAGAATAATCGATGGTGACTATGATACTAAGACAATATTATACTTACTGGATGGTGAAAATGATCTAGCTTACTATCTGAAAGGTAGCTTTAAATCCTATACTCAACAGCCAGCTCCAGGGGTAGAAATCCCAGATCTATATTTCTTGAAAACTACACATTTGATGTGTAGTATTATTCGAGATAATCTCGAAATCAAAGTAAATATAAAATAAGAAAAAGATATACCGTACCCAATATTGGGTACGGTAATTTCTCTTTTATTTTTTATACATCTATGTGCATTCTTACCCGATAGGTCTTTCCTACACTTTCGTAAACTTGTTGTAATGGTCTATACAAAGGACTCCTCAAATAAAATTCTTTATATATATCACCATATTCATTAAAGTTTCTATTTGGTTCGTGGTCTAGTATTTTATACCATGTATCATCTATAAGGATTTCATATGTGCAAGTTTTAAATAAACCATATACATTATCACCACCCCAGAAGGCTAACCACATTCTAGCTATACCTCTTCTCACATTGAGATGGAAAGCATCCATAATATACCATTTACTAAAAGCACCAAACATCTCTTCAGCACCAGGACTCCAACTTCTTCTAACGTCTGCACCATTATGCCCATTACCCCGTCCTACAGTCATATCAAATTCATAATCTGTACAAATTTTAGCTGTAGCAGAAATAGTAGTATCGTTATCAAATGTACCTTTTAATGGTTTATTGAAATCATATTGCCACCAGATATCTGGAGTGGCTACTATTTCATAAGTAGTTCCAACTGTAGTTGTAAATGAATTTGTATGTTTAATGGTTCTACCATTCTCGACAGTATTTACAAAATATTTACCATGCTCAGCTGGTTGTATAGTAATCGTAATCAGCATTCTTGTAGCATCAGTAGCGTAGATAGTATTACCATCTTTAGATATTCTGCCGCTAGTCACATTCAGCTTACCGGCATTATAATTAGATTCTGGTGTAATAGATACTTCAAATCTACTATTAACTTGAACTAAAGCATCTTCGGTATATTCTTTAAAAGAAGATCCATCTTCATTCCATACTTTAACTCTGATAGTTTGATGAGGCTTCTGATTAATCTTCAATTTAACATACTGAATCTTAGCATCATCTACAGTAACTATAGCGTCTATATCAAATTTACCATTAGAAACCATAGATTCTCCATATACATTCTTCACATGGACTTCACCAGCAACCCAACCAGGTTCTGCTTTAGACTCAATAGTATATCTAATTCCAGGTTCAGATCTAAATGTATTGGTATTATCCGTAGTATTATTAGACTTATCTGTCGTATAAACATGGATAGTTTGGTGAGGTTTATTATTGACAGTAACCTCTATTATATTAGGATCAAAGTCACTTTTTAATACAGGAGGAGTAGCATAGATCATATTAGTATTCTTTTGAATAACGGGAATACTAGTAATATTCAAAATACCTGGATCGTATTTACGTTTCCATGGTACATGAACTATGAAATCTGCTCTATCTCCTGGATATGCAAAGTAAGAATCTAAAGGTAAATATTCACTACCTTGTTTCTTAGTAAGGATAAGTTGATCTTTACCAAAAGGTTCATCTATGATAATAGCACAACGTGCCATATCTTCTTTACTTAATAAAGAAATCGTTACGTCTTCTACTAATACACCACCCGTTAATGAAAGCATATATTTAGAAGAGTTTTCTCCCTCTAAAGATACAGTAAATGCTGTACCTTTAGGAGCGGAGAAAGTAGAAGTATGTGTAGTAAATCCACCTTTATATGTAATTACCTTAACGGTAACCCCAGGTTTGCTTTGAATAGTTACTGTATAATTTGGAACAGCGACACCACCAATACCACGTTCAGTATCTGTTCTTAAAACTATTTCAGCCTGATTGATAAGTTGTTCATAGTAGCTATAGAATACTTCTATAAGCTGAAGCTTTCTATTGTTATTATCCATATTATTCACCTATCTTTCTAGCATCATCACAGTCTAAGATATACGTAGCACCTTCGATTGGTTTGATTATATTGTAATTGAGCCTACCAGGAACGTATCCTTCATCTGCTATACTTACAGCTCTATATTCAACCAAGTTATTTTCTGTATCCATTTTAATAGTATATGGTAAAGTAACTTCTTTTTGAGTTCCCGTATTACCGTCATATCTATATAAATGGATAGTTTGGTGTTCATAGTTTTGACTATCGGTCATAATAATAGCCAATGGTCTATCAACTACAGTAACTTTATTAGTATCTGGATCGGTATCTGTAGTAATTGGATATCCTGTAGAACAAGATACAGTCAATTCTGTACATTGAGTCAAGATATCAGCATTATCATAAGTACCAACGTTAATAGTTCTAACACCTTCAGGAATATAGATACCATTAATAAATAACTTACCAGGATTTACTGCAAGAGGAGTAAGTTTAACAGAGATAGAAGTACCAATAGGAATATTTTCCATATCAGTATGAGTTTCTTCAGACCCATCAATCAATGTAATTTCATAGAAAGCATCCAATGGATTATCGATATGAATATTTACCTTAGTTCCTTTAGGTTTATTCAAGTAAGAAGTATAATCAACTTGAGATAATGGGATAGGATAACTATTAGTAACCACAACTCTACGAAGAGTATTGATAGTCATATTATCAGGAACGTTAAGCTTAGTATATAATCCTTCAGTTTCTGTAGTCAATTTAAATACTAATTCATCACCATACTTACACCAGAAGGAGTTAATATGAGATTTATTAGTAGTCTTATTGAATACAGTAATCATACAACCGTCTTTAGGTTGTAAATCAATATAAGCTTGGTTAGTTCTATCACCAGCAGTTAATTTTTCTGCAGGATATAATACTTTGATTTCTGTATTTACATCAGCAGTACCTTCCCAAGTATTTAAAGAAGGAGTAGAGTAGTCATAATCTACATCGCATTCTACTCGGTAATGAGTACCTCTAATTACAGACATGGATTGTCCTTCATTGATAATAGCACCACTATCCAATACAGCTTTAATCTCAGCATGAGGATCGCTATCTACAGAAATAGTCACTAATTCTGTACGAAGTTCAGCAGGATCTGCACTGATAACCAATTCCTTATCGATAATACCAGTTAATCTATTTTCATAGTTAGTATAAACCTTACCAGCAACATAAGTACTCAATGGAGTAATACTAATATCAAAGGTATCACCATATTGAGCTTCAACCTTTTTGGATTTATAGGTATAATAGTTGAATATATCTTCATCTTTAGGTTTAATAGCTACAATGATATCTTGATTATCATACTTAGGAATTTGGATATTATATTTAATAGGACCAATTGGAGTTCCTAATGAGATAATAGTTTTATCCTTAGTTAATTCAACCGCACCATATTCACCATATATATCCAAACCACCTGGTTTATAACCACGAGCAGCTTCTACAGATACAGATACAAATTGACCATACTTAGCATTATAAGTACCAGGAGTGGTAATTGTTTGTAATATATTAGTCATTGTATCATCATAGAGATATGCTGTGAAAGTTTGATACTCTAAGTTTTGATCAGGTATTTCAAATACAACATCTTTAACTGTAGCCGGAGTAGCTTCAATTACTATTGGAGTGTCTCCGATAGTACCACGTTTTATACTTAAAGTACCGTGGTTGTATTTAGGATTTGTAGATTCGATATTAGCTACAAAACTCTTACCTTTAATTTCTTTAAATGATTTAGTATAAATCTCACCATTGCAACGAACCGAAATCAATTGATTATCAGATTGGTTAATGGTTACTGTTTGTAAATCACCTTTAAGAGCTGGAGTTGCTTCAATAGTTACATCACCAGTTAAAGCCATAGTAGTAACCGAAGGATTACCAGCTACATATCCATTTACTGGTTGAACGTATACGTCGATTATATCTCCAGATTTAGCTGTGAAACTAGAGCTAAAGATAGAACCATTACAACGAACTCGGATTGTTTGATTTGGGGTTTGATTGATAGTTACATGACAAGCAGTTTTAACTTCACGCTTAATTTCATTATATCTATCTTTCAATTCAAATACTTTTGGAGAAAGATTGATAATTTCCATACCAAATCTAGTTTTAATATCCATAGTAAGTTTCTTTAGATAGTTAGTTACATCAATCAATTGATGTTTAGCTATCTTCTTACCATTGATAAAGATCATTGTATTCTCTTTAGTAATATTTCTATCAATCTTATCCATATCTAGATACAAGAATCCAGAGCTAGGAAGATAATTAATAGTACCATTTTCATCAGAACCAGTATGGAATAATACTACAGAGAATTGACGTTGGTTTTCACCATATCTAGGAATATCTGTAAGTGTAATTACACGATTATCAGAATCTATATAGTATCTATTCTTATCTAGATATACTCCATCGTAGAATAGCATCATGTAGTCATTATAATCCACTTCAGATTTAAATAACTCTGGTAGATGAATAGTAGTTTCACCTTCAGATATACGGTTAGTGTATTCATGTTTATTTACATAAGCACCATTACCATTATATACGAAGACAAATCTTACATGTTGTCCAGGAATAAGTTTTTCATCTAATCCATCTTCAAATACAATAGCACTTCTATCCATAGTGATAGTATAATTATCAGCTGGAATGAAAATACCACGCATATGAATAATGAATGGGATTTCTTTATTATTCTCTGGATATGGAATAGTAAATCTACGTTGACCTTTTTGTTCAATCTTAACTTTAGCTTCATCCATAACGAATTTATTCTTATCGATGGAAGTAGATAAACTATAAGGAGTATAGTATCTATTTAAAGTTTCGTAAGCAAAGTATACAGTAATCTTAGTACCAGCAGGCATACCAGAATCAAAGTTGATAGAGTTTCTATCTACTGTATATTTAGAAGGTTCTACATATTCACCATTAGCGAATAATACCATAGTATTTGGATTCATATCGATAGGAGAGAACCCAGGTAAGTCGACAAAGTCAGCATAAGGCATAGTCAAACTAATAGGATAGAAGTTTATAGAAAGTACTTTATTAGAAAGATTTTCAGCATAGATAAATTCAATCTTATCACCAGTTCTATTAAAGTCTTCTCTGTGCATAATAACTAACTTATCTCTAGTAATACCATAGTCATTAGGATCCATTAATTTACCATTAAAGAATACCATATAAGAATCAGGTATATTTGCTTTAGGTAAAGTAATAGGATTTTCTGCTTTAGATGTAATGGTATAAGTATAATGAGAAATCTTGATATTGTTAGATTCAAGTTTCTTTTTGTCTGTACAAACTACAGCAGTTACATCGGTACCAGCTTTAACTGTATCTGTAAATCTAATATGAGAACCTTCGATAGTATAAGCATTAGATTTCTGAATTTGAGAATTCTTAAATACTAATACTGAACGATTATCAATCATATTCAAATCACCGAAGTCTACATCTGTAGTATCAACAGCTACATTTACAGTCTTAGGTAAGTATTGAGTGGAGTTATTATCCGTAGGGATAGAATACATATATGGTTTAGTTGAGTAATATGGGAATAAGAACGTTACCTCTTCACCAATAATACACTCATCATCTTGGTCTAGGAATGTAATATACCATTTATCTCCATCTTTATAAGTATAATAAGTTTCAGGAGATTTAAATAAACCATGTTTAAATACAGCTACAGCACCTTGAGCAGATGCATCATAGTCTTTAAATGGCAATGGAATTTCAAAAGTAGTTTGCATATCACTAGTAGCATATGACATAATACTCTTGATAACCAAGTTATTAGTATAAGATTCCAAACCCTTACCAGTATTCATACCTAGATAGAACACTTCTACTCTATCTGTAGGTTTAACTGTTTTCATAGTATAAATAACTTTGAAGTTGATTTTAGGTTCAGATAAAGTAGGTACTAGAGTCTTATAATAAATGCTATTCAATAAACGACCATTGATAAACAATAAGAACTTATCTTGATTATAAGCACTATTGAAATATAGTGGTAAAGAAATAGCATTTGTTTCTTTTTTGATGTTTATCTTAGCATATCTAAATTGGTTTACAGAACCTACATAGAGGTCTGTATTTATATATTCATCCTTAGGAAGTTTAACTTTACCTGTCTCATAATCATATTTGATATTAAGAGGACATAAAGCATGATCACCTAGTTTATTAGTGTATACTAATAACTCTTCTGGTGGAATATAATAATCAGATACGTTTAGATATGTTTCATCTGTCTTGTGTTCTTGATCTATAGGTAATACTTCATTACGTATATTTTTAATATATACGATCTCAATGAAGTCGTTTACGCCAAGATTAGTAGGTTTGAATTTGAATGTATCGTGTTCATACACAATATCTTTATAGTACTCTGGAAGTTCATTGTTATGGAAGATCATTACATAAGTTTCATTATGGAAGTTAGACTTACCATAAATATCTCTACTCATTGTAACCCAACCATCAGCATCCATTCGTTTTACTATATCGGTATAAGTGTATTCACAACAATGCATTGTGCTATTCTTATCGAAGATAGGATCGAACTTATTCTTATCATAGTCAAAGATATATTGAATAGAATTATTAATATTCTCTTCATATGATAACGATGGAAGATGTTTAAAGTCGAATTCTTTTTGCATCAACTTCCTATCTATAGTATCAATCCCTGGTACATCAGTGATAGTTTCTTCAGCAGCAATACGTCTAGCTAATACATTATTAGGGAAACGATTGATATAGTCTTCTGAATCAATACATTCATCAAAGTAAGTTACCACTGCAGATACTGGATGGGTTCTGAAGAATGGGTCATCTATAGTCAATAAGTTACCAGCATAAGTTACTACACGGTAGTATGTACTAAATTTACCATCAGGAGTAAATACAGCTACACAACTACGAGGTATCTTCTTCTTAGTATTAATATCCATCTTGAATTTTCTAAATTCTTGATTACGATATACTAATACTTTAGCTTTAGGATGCATTGTACCGATTACGATATTACCAGTTGGGTCAAATAAACCTCGCTCATTGAATCTGAATTGAATCTTAGTACCATCTTTAGCATAACTATCTTCAGAATACGATACCTTTGTAGGAAGCATCAATATAGATACATCTTTTGGTTCATAATCGTAATCATATCCATCAATAATAGCAGTTAAGTACTTACTAGATTTAACTAACTTCAATTTAGACCATGGGATAAACACATCATCCACAAATAGTAAGAATGGTGTGATGTATTCCTTTTCTACCGCATCTAGCATTAGACTTTCAAAGAAGTCTGGAGAAGTTCTAGAATAAACATAGTTATTCTTGATATCATATAAGTGAAGGAATAAGTTCTTACGTCTATGAAGAGTTCTATACTTACCATCTTTGAAGTGAAGTTTATCTGTACTAAAGCCAGGCTTAACGAGATAAGGAACTAAACCAACTTGTACATTGTCTATAGATTCTGCAGCTTGGGTACGCTTATATTCGGTGAGAGATACTATATCGGAATAACGAGAGATCTCTTCTTCGGTATCTTTCCATTCATCTGGATTATGAACGTAGTTATCCAATTTCTGTTATCTCCTTTCAATAAAATAAAGCAAAGAAAGATGTAGGGTAATTATACCCTACATCACCTTTAGCTAAGCAATTTCAGTATAAATAATATATTTACCGTAAGAAACTAGACTAGTACCAAGTACTTTTTCAATTGTCTTTTGATTGTTTAAATATACACCACAGAAAGCATCTGTAATCATAGTAATCAAAGCAGGAACATATTCAGCACCAAAGATAGTACCAGGTCCATATAAATACATCCATTTTTCAATAAATAAAGTTGTAGTTAAACGATCAAGTTTGAATGTTTCTTTAATAAACTCAATGAATGTAGGAAGATCTTTATAATCTTCTTCATTAGCTACGATAGAAAGAGTCTTAGCTTCAATAGGTCGAACACCAGCAGCTTTAGCAGCTAGTTCAATAACCTTATCTTCATTTACATCTAATTCTGCTACTGATTGAATGAAGTAACGAGCAGCATGATACATCATCTTTTCTTTTTGACCAGGAATATTAGAAATATTACCTACGAAATCAATAATATGAGTAAATAGACGAGCATAGATGTAAGTTAAATCGATAAAGTTCTTACTTGTATTCACATAAGTCTTAGGGATTTTATTATAAACCATATTTACTTTAGCAGATACAAGATAAGCAATCAATGTTTCGATATTAGCATTGAAACGATTGTTTTTATTTGTTTTAACCAATCCAGTTACATCGATATAGATTTTCTTATTTCTTTTATCTCTACCATCACCGGAGTAAATTACTTTAAATGGACGAGGGAAAGGTTTCTTTGGTACAAGAAGTACACAGTTTTCAGAAGTAAGAATCTTCATCAAATAAGCTGGAGCATTACTACGTTTTACTGGAGTAGCAATATCTTCGATAAATTCCGTTGTGTTTTTATCTATTCTGGAACCATGCATAATTTCTTTAAGCATGTCTTGTTCATTTAGCTTATAGCTTTGAAAAATAAAGCCATCTGTAATAGATTTAGCCACTATATATCATCCTTTCATTAAACGAAACGGGGGTATTTTAGTAATTTTACTACTATGTTTTTGTAATCTATTTGTATCGGCACATCATTATAAAATGTGAAAGTTTATAATTTTTAATAGGAGAATAAAAATGGCTAATTTATTAAAAGAGACTCTAGAAGTATTAGATAATTTAGGGATAAAAGAAGAAGAAGTAATATACGTTGTTAATAGAGAGAAACCTAAAGATTGTAAGTTTATGACTTGGGAAATGTTTAAGGATATAGCTAGATATAAAACATACGATGAAGGACTTGGTGTTGCTGAAGTCAATACTGATATTATCATCTACACTGTCGACTATATTCTATACCGTCATGAATATGATGGTGCAGAAAGATGGGAAGAAATCCCAACACCAGAACACATGCATGAGTTATTATCTGGTAAATCACCTGAAATATTCTCTATCGATGAATAATAACTAGTTATCATTTACAATAATTGTATATTATAATAATGGGAGGAATAAGTCGAACAATGGTCTTAAATAGCGATCTAACAAAATCTTATATCAAAATTATTGAAGATATTGTATTGCAAGATAAAGATTTTAAAAGTAGTTACGAATGTAACGGTATCAAAGTCCCAAGAGTAACATCAGTTCTTGGGAGAACTATCCATGATGATTTTTTGATGTATTGGGCTAATAGTTTAGGATTTAAACGTCAAAGTTATAGAAAAGTATTAAATCATGCAGCGAATATTGGTACAGAAGTGCACAATTACCTTGCTAAACTTATCACTAATTCACCAAATCTAGAACCAGGTCATGATTTGATGCAAGAATCAGTGAATTGTATTGAATCATTCGAAACTTGGTGGAGAATGCTTAATGATAAGCATAAAGTGACAGTATTAGGTTCTGAAAAGACTCTAACTTGTCCATACTTTGGTGGTACTTATGATTTACTATTATCAGTAGACGATAGAATATTCTTAATGGACTTTAAGACTTCTAATCAAGTATCTTTTAAGTACTTCTTACAATTAGCAGCTTATAGATATCTGTTATGGTATTGTGAAGGTATTGAAGTCGATGGATTTACTATACTTCGAATGGATAAACGTGATAGTGTATTTGAAGTAGTTCATTGTGATATGAATATACCAGAACAAGCTGAATTTATGGAATATTGTCATCAGATGTTCTTTAGTCTATTGACTTCCTATAACTATATCCTAAATATGGAGAATAAGTTCAAAGATATATACAAGGAGCTAAAATGGTCGAACGCATTTTAATAAGATATATAGTCGGTTATTCTATGACTATACAAAAACTAAGATGGTTTGCTCCTATTCTCTACTCTATAGTATTATGGTTCTATACCCTTAGCTTCAAATCGTGTATAAAGAGATTATTTAAAAGGAATAATCTCTATTGGGCAGCATTATGGACTTTTGAGTTAAGTAAAAATAATACTAAGACCCATAGTCTATATCTAAATAAACCAATTGGTAGTAAGCTTAAGTATAATATGATTAGGTTTGTAGGACCAAGCTATAAAGTAACTAAAGATGATATGTACTTTATCGATATCGGTATATTTAGAAACCGTTTGATGAGATATAAGGTTTGTCCATATGATGATGATAGAGTTTCTTGGTCATTGTATGAATTAAAACCAAATAGATATATCGATTCAGGTAATTATAGATTACCTCAGTTAGAATCTGAAATAACCAATGAGTTAGTAGAGATATGTGTACAACTATTCTTAGAACAAGCTAATGAAATCTACACTAAGTAATTTTGCGA